CCACGCACACCACTGAACTTGCAATACGATTTGGTCGTAAGGCAAAGACTCTTATGGACTCACAAGAATACAAAGAAGTATTCGAGACCAGACTAAGAGAGGACAGTCAAGCCGCGGGCAAATGGGAGACGGCACAAGGTGGAGAATATTATGCAGCGGGCGTTGGATCTGCGATCACGGGCCGGGGCGCGGACTTATTGATTATTGATGATCCTCACTCGGAGCAAGATGCTTTGAATATGACATCCATGGAACGAGCTTACGAATGGTACACATCAGGTCCTAGACAACGTCTACAACCTGGAGGAGCAATTGTAATTGTAATGACCAGGTGGAATATGAAAGACTTAACAGGAATGTTACTTAAACATCAAAAAGAATTAAAATCGGATCAATGGGAAATTGTACAGTTTCCTGCAATCTTAGAAAGTGGTAAAGCCGTATGGCCAGAGTATTGGAAGCTAGAAGAATTAGAAGGAGTTAAAGCATCTCTGTCAGTTGGTAAGTGGAACGCGCAATGGATGCAAAATCCAACGAGTGAAGAAGGATCTTTAATTAAAAGAGAATGGTGGAAGAAATGGGACAAGGATTATATCCCTCCTTTAGAACATATTATTCAATCTTATGATACTGCTTTCCTTAAAAAAGAATCTGCCGATTATTCTGCTATCACAACCTGGGGAGTATTTTACCCTAATGAAGATTCTGCACCCAATTTAATTTTACTGGACGCTATTAAAGAAAGACTAGAGTTTCCTGAATTACGTAAAAAAGCTATGGAGCAGTATAAATACTGGAATCCTGAATCTGTGATTATAGAAGCCAAGGCTTCCGGATTACCTTTAACTTATGAGTTGCGAAGAATGGGGATACCTGTTATAAACTATACTCCTAGCAGAGGAAATGACAAACACGCTAGAGTCAATTCTGTGGCACCTTTATTTGAGAGTGGTCAAATATGGGCACCCGATATGAAGTTTGCTGATGAAGTTATCGAGGAATGCGCATCGTTTCCATATGGAGATAATGATGACTTAGTTGATAGCACAACACAGGCGGTAATGAGATTCAGACAAGGTGGTTTTATAGGTCACCCAGATGATGAAAAACAAAGTTCAATACCGGCAATTGAGAGAACTTATTATTAATGGATATAAACAATTTAACAAACGTATATAACAACAACCCAACTTTACAGGGTTCGTATACTTTACAACAATATTTAGATTTGTTTGGTGGAACACCTCCTACAGCAACCATACCACCAACAGATCCCAATGCACCAACAACCCCTATTACTCCTGGTCAAGGAATTATAAACGCAAACATAAATCAATTTCAAGGTGGTGGAGATGGTGGTGGAATTACTACAATTGGTAGTAATAGAATTAATTCCAATAATCCAACTTTCAGAGATCCTTTAAATGATTTGATAGAAAGTAAATTATCAGTTGAGGATAGAGAAAAATATTCCGACAACATGTACAATATACAGGAAACAAAAACAGGATTTATAGATGGCGTAAAAAACACAGCCACAGATTTATTAGATTTATATAAAACTTATTCACCGATGGGATTTATAGGTCGTAAAATAGAACAAGCTCAAAAATCTAAAGTTGAAAGAGAAAGAGTAGCATTTGAAAAAGCAAGACAAGAACAAGAAGCGCAAGCAGCAATAGCCGCTGCTGAAGAAAGAGCAAAACAAATATCAGCAAATAGAATTCAAGCAGCCAATCAACAAAATAATACAGGAGGTTATCAATCATCTTGGAGTGGAAATAATGATTTTATGGGAGGTGGTGATAGAGGTACTGGAATGGGAGCATCAGATAAGGGTGGTTCAGATAGTATGGGTTCATTTAAAAAAGGTGGAAGAGTAAAAAGCTATTTCAACGGTGGCATTATTAGTATACGTAGAAGATAATGGGACCTTTCGAATCCATTTTAACCAATATTAAACAAGCAAAAGAAGAAGGTAAAATTACCGGCGGTTATCGATTCAAGAACGACGGTCTTAAAGTAGGTGGTGGCTACTATGATGATAATAAAATGATTGAGATAGAAGTTGGTAAAGATAATGCTAACGTGCTTTTCAAAAAGAGGTTCGCGGACGGCGGATCTACAAATCCTTACCTAGATCAAAAACAATTTATAAAAGAATTTACCAAACAGAGACTAAACGGAGATATGAATGGCCCTAACTTTGTTGAACATTTAAATAAAAATTATAGTACATCAGCACAAACAGATGTATTTAATAAAGATAACGTTGATAGACGATTGAGAAGACTTCAAGAAAAGGGATCCATACCTAAAAATTTAATTTATAAGGGATCAAAACTAGAAAAAAAATTAACCCCTGAAAAATATATATCTCTTCTCGGAGAAGAAGAATATTCAAAATTAAAAGATAACCCTAAAAAATTAAAATACCGTTATGAGTATTTAAGAGATATAAAAAATCGTCCTAATTTTCTTAAAATAAGATCTGATAGAACTCTAGCAAAAACAAGAGCTATGGGTGATATTGAATATGAAGACAAAATTCTAGAACCTGCAAGAGAAAGAGCTGCGAAAGCAAGAGGTAGTTTAGCTAAATTTACAGTAAATAGAAAAAATTCAAAATCTATGATGTGGAAAGATTTAATTAGTAGAACTCATGCAACTAAAGGAGAGCCTTATTTTACATTTGAAAAACCTATAGAATCAAAAAAAATATATAACGCTGAGGAAATAAAAAAAATTGTTTTAAAAGATAAGAAAGGTAACAAGTTTAAATTTGACACTTTATTTAAAGATATAGAAAAAGTAACAGGTAAAGAGGGGTTTAAATCTTTTCAGAATACTTATGACCAAAGAGCGTTCATGAATAAGGATGGAATAACAACCGAACTAAATAAAGTTTATGGAAATAAACCGGGATCAATGAAAAGTGTTTTTAATATTCAACACATAGAAGGTTTTAATAAAAACCCATTTAAAGTTCATATGACTTTTGGAGATCAAAATTTAAATGAGGCATACTCAAGAAGAAGTTTCACTTCAGACTTTGGGAAAGCAGATACTTACTCTAAAAGAAAAGCTGCAGTTAATAAATACTATAAATCTTTAGGACCAGATATTGTTGCACAAATTGGAAAACAACCAAAAGGTAAGGCTAAACCTTTAATAGAACTTTTAAATAAAGCAAAAATAAATTTACAACCGGATATTAAAGCAAAAGCAATATCTCTCGGATCTTTCCCTGCCCAATTAGCAGAAGCACCAGGAATGACTAAAACAGCTGTCAAGTCTATTGCAAAATCTGTTGGAAAAGTTTTAGGAGTAGCAGCAATACCTTTAGAGGCATATTTTATGAAACAAATGTATGATGAAGGTAAAACAATGTCTGAAATTTTATCAAGTCCTTTAATGTTAGAGGGAATGGTAGGAGGGTCTCAAGATCTTTTAAAAATGAAACCTGTTGAAAGACAAGCAATTTCAAATGAACAAATTTTACAAGATGAATCTTATTTAGATACTGATTTCTATCAACCAGAATTAGAAGGACTACAATCGGTCGATACACAAATGGTAAAAGATAGGATAGCTCGTGAAAGAGCAGCGGAAGAAGCTAAAAGAGCATCCGAAAGAAACAAGCCTAAGCAAGGCTTTACATTTGGAAATAACTACGGTATAAGATCATTTGATCAAGAGGTGTGAACTAATTAATAGGAAAGAGATATGGCTGAAATAGACGATACAATATCAAACCAACCAATAAGTGACGATGCTTTTGTAGAAACAGAAGTTTCAACTCCAAATGAAGAAATAGAATCTTCAGAAGGTGCTGAAGTTACTATGGATGAAGAAGGTGGAGCCGAAATAGATTTTGATCCCAGTTCATTATCAGGAACTGAATCCGATCAACATTTTTCTAACCTAGCAGAAATTATGGATGACCAAGACTTAGATAAACTTGGTTCAACTCTTTACGATCAATATACAGAATACAAAGAATCTCGTGCAGATTGGGAACAGTCTTATAGAGAAGGTTTAGATTTATTAGGTTTCAAATATGAAAGACGTACTGAACCTTTTAGAAATGCATCCGGTGTTAATCACCCGGTTCTTGCAGAAGCCGTTACACAATTTCAAGCACAAGCTTACAAAGAATTATTACCAGCAGATGGTCCGGTTAGATCACAAGTTTTAGGAAATTTAACAAACGAAAAACAAGATCAAGCAACTAGAGTTAAAGATTTCATGAATTATCAAATCATGGATCAGATGAGTGAGTATGAACCTGAGTTTGATCAAATGCTTTTCTATTTACCTTTATCAGGATCTACATTTAAGAAAATTTACTACGATGAATTATTAGGAAGAGCCGTATCTAAATTTATTCCAGCAGAAGATTTAATTGTACCTTACTCGGCAAATTCTCTAGAAGATGCTGATGCAATTGTACATGTTTTAAGAATGTCTGGAAATGAATTAAGAAAACAACAAGTTGCGGGTTTCTATAAAGATATAGAACTAGGAGAACCTCCTGTTGTAGAAAATCAATTAAAAGATAAAAAATTAGAACTAGAAGGAATCTCTAAAGATGGAAAACAAGATCAATTTAACATTCTAGAAATGCATCTTGATTTAGATTTAGAAGGTTTTGAAGACGTAGGAGAAGATGGTGAGCCAACAGGAATTAAAGTTCCTTACATTGTAACAATATTAGAATCTACTAATAAAATTTTATCTATTAGAAGAAACTATATTGAAGAAGATCTTACGAAAAAAAAGATTAAATACTTTGTACAGTTTAAATTTTTACCCGGTACAGGTTTTTATGGTTTTGGTTTAATTCACATGATTGGTGGTTTAACTAGAACTGCGACAGCAGCATTAAGACAATTATTAGATGCAGGAACTTTAGCAAACTTACCCGCTGGTTTTAAAACTAGAGGAATAAGAATTAGAGATGATGCACAACCTTTACAACCTGGTGAGTTCAGAGATGTTGACGCTCCTGGTGGAAATATTAAAGATCAGTTTATGCAGCTCCCTTTCAAAGGACCAGACCAAACTTTACTTCAATTAATGGGAGTAGTGGTATCCGGCGCTCAGCGATTCGCGAGCATTGCAGATGCACAAGTAGGCGATATGAACCAAGCCGCGGCCGTCGGTACAACGGTTGCGTTATTGGAGCGTGGATCGCGGGTTATGTCAGCGATACACAAAAGATTATACGTAGGATTAAAACAAGAGTTCAAATTATTAGCGGAAGTATTTAAAACTTACTTACCACCGGAATATCCATATGACGTTCCAGGAGCATCAAGAACTGTTAAGATTACAGACTTTGATGACAAGGTAGATATTTTACCTGTTGCTGATCCTAACATTTTTTCTCAAACACAAAGAATTTCTATGGCGCAAACTCAATTACAATTAGCGCAATCGAATCCTCAAATACATGATCTATACCAAGCGTATAGATCTATGTATAATGCAATTGGTGTAAAAAATATAAATGCTATTTTACCTCAACCGGCCCAACCCGCACCTTTGGATCCAAGTTTAGAAGAGATTGCAGCAATGGCTGGAACACCTTTTCAAGCGTTTCCAGGTCAAGACCATAAAGCACATATCGACGCTCACTTAAGTTTTATGAGATCTAATATGGTACAGAATAATCCTGTGGTTATAGGTGCATTACAGAAAAATATATTAGAGAGAATATCTTTAATGGCACAAGAACAAATTCAAATGGAGTTTAGAGAAGAAATACAACAAGCTCAACAAATGCAACAAATGCTCCAACAGCAACCTCAGAACCAACAATTGATTCAAGAAGCACAACAGTTAACTAATATTGTTAATGCTAGAAAAGCAGTTCTAATTGCTGAGATGACTAAAGATTATATGGATGAAGAAGAAAAAATTACAGGTGGTTTTGGTGGAGATCCTTTAATTAAGTTAAAAGCAAGAGAAGTAGATCTTAAATCACAAGAAAACAAAAGAAAAAAAGACGAAGGTCAAGAAAGAATCAACATAGATAAAATGAAAGCTATGATGAATCAATCACAACACGAAGATAAGCTAGAACAGAACGAAGATTTAGCTGAAATGCGTGCAGATACGTCTCTAACCAAACAAATCATGGCTGATGAGAGTAAAAGAAATGATTTTGGTAGAAATTTTAGAAAAAGATAGGTATAATAAAAACTTAAGGAGAAAAATATGGATAAAGACTGGCAAAAAGGATGTGGATATGTTAAAGCACCTAAAATTGTAAAAAATTTAGGCGTTGGAAAAGATGGCTACCAAACCGGTGGTATTGATATTTCTAAAGAAGTACCCAACCCTACTGAATCTCAAATTATTACTGTAAAAGGTACTAAAAGAATGAGAGCTGACAAGAAACCTGTAAAAGCTACCTGGTTTTAATATGTGGTTATCGGCAATTAAGTTAGCCGTTTCTGCAGGCTCACACATTTACAAAAATAAGCAACAGACAAAGATGCTTATGTCGGATGCTGCTATGAAACACGCTCAGAAAATGAGTACGGGTGAATTAGAGTATTCTGGAAAATTATTAGAAGCTAGACAATCAGATTGGAAAGACGAATTTATTTTAGTTTTATTGTCGATCCCGATTGTAATGTTAGGATGGAGTGTCTGGTCAGATAATCCTGTACATATGGAGAAAATGGAGATATTCTTTGTACACTTTGGAAATTTACCGTTTTGGTACCAAACAATTTTTGTCGGAGTAATTG